ACTGGGTAAAGTTGATGGATAGTCTTGACGAGATGCAATATATTGCAGCAAGAGATGAAATGCGACAAAGAATCGCTGCTTTCTATGGAGTATCAAATGTATTTATGATGGACACTGGTAAATCAGGTGGCTTGAATAATGAAGGTATGCAGATATTAGTTACTAACAGAGCAGTTGAGTTTGGACATAAAGTTTACACTGAGCATTTATTCCCTCGACTTTTAGACCAATTAGATGTTACAGATTGGAATTTAACACTCTATCCTAATGAAGAAGAAGATGAAGTTACTCGATTACGCCGTGATGAAATGGAAGTTAACATTGCTCAGAGAATGATGATGTTAGGTTTCAAGCCAGAACTCAAAGAAGATGCGAATAGAGATATACGATTCATATACAAACAACCTGACCCAACGGACCCTTCTCAACAAATGCCACCGGGTGGAGTACCACCGGGCGGAATACCGATGGGCGGAATGCAGATGGGTGGAGGTATGGGTACGCCCGGAGCATTGCCTAGTCGTAATATAACTCCACAAGGTGCTGCCATGATGGGTAGACAAGCGAGAGCCGGGATGAGTCAGCCCGGAGGAGAGGGGATGGGAATCCGAACTCCAAGTGGGCCAGCAAGTCCACAGAACAGAAGTAGCATGGGAGCAGGTGCTCCGTTCTCTAGTGTGCAACAAAGAGGACCTCAGATGGGCGGAGTTCAACAGGCTGGACAGAGTATAATTAATGCAAGGAACCCTAGAGGGGCATAGGTAAACTTAAAGTCAAAGTATGTAATCGGGTTGCCATGGACCTGATGAAACTTGACCCTATGGCTCGTAAAATGCGTACTCATATTGACGCTTTTTACAAGGCACTAACAGACAATGATGGATTTGCTGCTCGCAATCACATTAATGAAATTGTAAAGTATGCTGATTATCTAAGTAATGATGTAGAAAGTGCTGTCATAAAAGAGGAGAAAGTAACAGGAATCAATGAAATTTACGCTGGTGGAGTACCTGTAATGAAGATGCAACAAACACAAACTATTCACGAAACTACCACTAATGTTCTACCGGGCACTATCAGAACATCTCGCTTTGGAACAATCAACAACAGAAGGATGAGCAACCGTACACTGTGAGGTTGATTAGTATGAGTGACGAGGGGGATAATGTTGCTGAGAAACTTATGGGTGCGCTCATAAGTAAAATGGAAAACATGGATGCAGGTTTACAATTACTTAAGGCAGAGAATGCTGAATTAAAGAAAGTAGTTATGAACCCTGCTAATTTACTAAGAAAGGCTGGATTTATTTCAGCAGGTAATCGCCATCCAGAGGATGTATTACCTGATACTTTTAGAGGAGATTCACATGATGTATTGCTCAAAGGAGAAGATGGGCAACCTATAGATATACCAAAGACAAATGCTGATTTCCATAGTATGGACTGGGCAGACATACATGCTCTAGCCGACCAAGCAAAGTCTTCTGGTGCAATCGGAAATGAACTAGGAATGGAATGATAAATATGAGACCAAGATTTGAACCAAAACACAGCAAACTAGAAATTCTTTTGAAAGAAGCAAAAGAATTAGAAGAGAGAATTACTAAGGCACAGCCAAATTACTCTGGACAAAAAGAAGGCACTATGGAAGGCTACGCTCGTTTTGAAGGTCAACCATCCGGCGTACCTACAGCATTTTACAATACTAATAATATAGTCGCAGAGTCAGAAGATGTGGCTAACAAAGGTGCAACAATGGAAAACAGTGATGTTTTGACAAGAACTTCACCTTACTATCCAACTGCCTTTAGCACCACAGGCGCTCTTGAAAACTTCAAAGGTGGCGACGGTCCAACCTTATCAGAACTAAAGAAGTCTATTGACCGACTATCCAGCCGTCTAAATTGAACGGCTGGTGGTGTGAATGAGAGAAGGTCACCTAGACATTTTTGATAGGAACAAAACTATTTTTATTCAGTCACTCCATGACAACATAGGTAAAGCAGATGCTGGCGCTGATTATTATTTCAGCGCTATTAACTTACAAAGACATGGCTACATACTTAGTCCTCAAGATGAAAGTCTTTTGAAGATGGTAGATTCTATTATCAAGCAAGATGAATTTGCAGATTCTCTTCAAAGCACTGCTTTAGGAGAAGGTTATGGTCTATTACCTGACCCTAGTTATGATACTTCAAGAGTTCAAAGGCCACAGCCCGGTCAACAGTTTACGGGTGCTAATGTACAATTAAACCCCGGTGACCCTAATGCAGATTCTCACCACGATATAGATTATTTTAATTCACATATGTTTCCTTTGTATGGTAAAATGGGAAATGTAATCTCTGACTTTTACTTACCTCAAGAAGCGGGCTTAGATAGCCAAAGTAAAATAGACGCTGGTAAAGAAAATCATTTTGATAACAAGCATACCGTTGACGACTATAGTGATTATACTTCTAGTAAGCATTTGTTAAATCACGCACATTATCATAATCTTGATGCTGACATGACTAATCACGATATTTACGACAGAAATTATAGAAATTGGCATTCTAGCAATGATGCTAAGGTAAGTCAGATTACTGCAAATATGCATGAGCAGGGTATATATGATGAGGCTATAATCGACCACGAATTAAGAAAGTTGCATATGGATGAGGCTAAGCAAGATTGGAATAAAAATCTAACATTTACTGATTACTTGTTAGGCTTAGAGTGGCTAAATCCTGAACAAAAAAATCAGGCTTATGATTATCTTAGTAAAAATGGAATAAGTCAAAAGCATAACGAATTAAAATTAGAAGGCGGAAGTGATTGGAGAGGTAGACTAGTCCGTAATTTTCATCAAAGGTTTGCTCCCGTTTACAATCATTGGATAGGTAAACCACAAAAGCCCGGATATGGAGTAGCAGCGCAGCCCAAACGACTTCCCTCAGAAGCAAGGCAACCGGGCATCGAAGAAAATTTAGGAGCATTCTCTGCTGTCAAAGATGGCTATCAAAGAGCAATCGATTATTGGAAAAGTAAAACGGGAAGTAAAGCAAGCACTGCCGGGCAATATCCTAGTTTGTATACTAGTCTTGAGGGAGTGCGTACATTACAGTTTAACCCATTGAGGGGTGGAATCAGGTCTGAAAATATTAACAATTTAAGGCCGGGTGATGTACCGGGTATGGACTTTAAAACCATGCAAGTTATGTTGGGTATAGATAGTAATAACAGATTACATCAAGCGGGGCAGCACCCCCTCTATGGAGATGATTGGCATCCAGATGAAAGTCCATTTACTCAAGAAGAAATAGACAAAATCTTAGACAAAAGACATGAGTTGACAAAAGAAATATATACTGGAAGAGTAAGTAAAAATGAAGCAGGGGTTCATTATAATACATTTCAAGATAAAGATTCGCATGACTCCGAATATACAGAAGGGGGACAATCTCACGATACTTTATCGACTCATTGGCAGAGACCATTTTTTGGAAAAGGTGGTTTAAGTAAACACCCTAACCTGTTGTTTGATAAACTTCACAATGCTACAATACTGTATGGCAAAAATCACTTTGGTGCAAAACAACCAGAAAAGGATATTGTCGAAAGCGATGATATATATCAAGATATAGATTTTGAACAATTAAGGGGTGCTGATAATTTAGAAGGGGAATTTAGTAATGACCCTTACCACGATAAGTTCCATCCAGAAAATGTAACTACTGACGGAAAAGGTCACGAACACAGTCTTTGGTTTAAGAAAGATTCTGCGGGGAATAGAATTATGCCAAGGACTGATGAATTTGCTGATGATTCAGATGATAGAGATTTTTTACAATTCAGTATGAAATCTTTTTTAGCACCATTTGCATCAAGACCTACTGAGTTGATAGAAGGCCGACATGAAACATTTATCGATAGAGGAGGCCCTCTCAATGCCATCAATAATTTATCACCATCTCAAGCCAACAGAGTTAAATTAGGACTTGCCTCTCAAGGTAATACACATGTGGAAAGACACTCTGAAACAGTAGCACCTGCTTATTCCAACCAATTAACCAGAGAACACGAAGACTTAAGTTTTGAAAGAGAAAGCAAAGATGCTGAAAAAATTAGAAACGCTTTGGCTGGAAGAATAAGTGGTGGGTTAGAAACTTATAATCGATTTTCTCACAAAGGTGGAATACACGACCCTAGAGAACAGTTGAAAGTAGCAGGGCGTGATGCTTATTCTATAGCGCATGATTTACATTTACATGGTCCACCCGGCTCTCCAATTGACATAGGTGGCCCTAAAGGTCAACATCCTTTGGCTAGTGGAGAAAAGGGATTCTTACCACTTACTTTACCATTAAATTCTCAAGATGGTATGGTCGATACACCAATGTCTAGGACTCTAAGGGCTAAACATGCACAGGAAAGTGAAGCCTTAGAAAATGTTATTGATGAATTAGAACAGAAATTATCAGTAGCGTTACCTAATGAAAAAGAGGCTTTAGTGGATTTGATAAATGCAAATGAAGAAAGGTTAGCAGAACTTGATGAAAAGATGGAGAGAGGTTACGCACAGGTAGAAGCCAAACCTTATGATGGAAATGCACCACTGTGGCTTCAATCTAGGAGTGAAAAGTTAGCGTCAGATGATAATGCACTTGCTCAAGCGGCGGCTATGTGGGCACCTCAGTTTCCTCAGTTGTTTGATAGAAGTTTACCACCCGATGTATTAGATGGTAATACAAGACAATTTGCTCGTATGATGAATGACTTTTTACACACTGCTCCTCACGAAGTGCATGGTATTCATACTCTTTCTCCTAATCAAGGTGTTAACGAAAATGACCTTAGTAGGTCTAATCCTCTTGCAGAGTCAGCGAAAGACTTTGCACATAACAGTGATATAACTTTTAATATAGTTGATTTTCAAAAATCAGGTGGTGATTTTAAAAGATATTTGTCACAAATGGCTAATAAACTTGGGCTAAACTATGATGATTTTCATACTAAAGAAACACTTAATCATTTCTTTGATTCAACTGTTAAACCCTCTTGGGAAAATGCAATTCAAGCGGGGTTGGATGATTATCCAATACCAGTTCAAACTATGGGTAATTGGGCTAAATCTCATTTTCCCGAATTGTCTGACACAGATTTAAATCATCATTTGAATCTAATGAGGCAACCTAGAGGCTTTTCTCAGGCTGAAAATAACAATATTACTAATGCTTATAATGCTATAGAAAGAGCAATATTACCTCACAAAACAGGTATGGGTGGTAGTGTAAAGCGAGGTATAGGAGAGAGAAATGATATTTTAGGATTGGGTATACACCTTGCTGTAAGTCCAGATGAAAGAAGACATGATGATTTTAAATCACAATTGGAAGATATAAGCATCCGTACATCTAAAAATATTCGAGGAAGAGGGGATGTTAGTTCAGCAATAGAACAAAAATTAATGGATTTGAGAGATGAAATGCAAAATCTTTACACATTCCCAAAAGAAAAAGAAGCAGGTGTGAGTGCTAAACAAAGAAGAATAAGAAATAAATCTTATAGGCACCAACATCTTTTTGATTCTTTAATTTTTAGTAACCCTGCTATAGAGCCGACTAGTGCCCCTACTTCTTTACCTACTGTGCAGCATCAGTTTGATTTACAACCCATTGAACCATTCGGGCCTGATGCAAAAGCAACTCCCTACTCTTTGTATAACTCATCAGGATTTATGCACGAGTTCGGACATAATGTACCTGTTACATTTGATTATCATATAAATAGGGATGGGAAGATAGAAATAATGCCCTTCTCTGAACCTAAGCGTATGAGGCTGGTTCAGCCTACTCGTAAGTTTTGGGGTGCTTTGGGAATGCAAGATGTATTAGACGGCGTTGATTGGCGACAATACAACTTAGCAGAGCATCAACCTGCTCAATTCAGAAATGATAGAAATACTTTCAACTCATTCGCTAAATCTGAATTTAACTTAGCAACCTTGACTAATCCAGATATAATAAGAAAAGAGATAGGTAAAGAAGTTCCTATTCTTCAACCAATGCATCGCATCTTTGAACTTGGGGACCTTGAGCACTTAAGAGGATTTACAGGAGATTGGATTGTGTCTGCTATGCCAAAAGGTGACAGGGGCTTTGTTAAGAAAGAAGATGAAGAGGTTTCATCTGATGCCTTTACTTTATCCGATGAAGACAAAGATAATTTCAAGAAGGTAACTGATAACGATTATCATTTAGATGTTTTCAAAACTGATGAGGGCTACTACATATTTGACATACTGAAATACGATGATAAAGAAGTTCACGACATACCCATGGATGAAAGAATAAAAATACTTAGAGGCGGATTAGAAGGTGTAGAAAACATACATGTTCCAAGCGCTAGTGATACTCGACTTACAGATGATGCTGGTCTTAAATTGACTGTCGATAATTTACAAGAGGAGCATGATGAGTTGTTACTTAGAGATGCTAAATCTACTTACATGGCTGGTGAACTACGCCATCCTAAATGGGTTTTGTTGAGTCCCGGCAATGATGTAGTAGTCAGGGTATTAGAGCGTAGAGGTAACGGACCATATACTTACAGACTAGGGACTGGCCCAATTACACAAGATGATGATTTAGGAGACAGGGCTGTAGAGTCTGATGGAGAAATGTACATGGATTTGGGCGCTGCTTTCGATAGTCCTGACAAATACAATGAGGGCGACCATGTGAAGGTTAATGTTTCTAATGTAGCCGAATCAGAAACTTCTGATGGTAATAAATTGTATACAGTAAGTGGTTCTGATATTCAAGAAGAGGCTGAGGGCGAAGGGTTAGTTAGTCAAGAAACACTTTCTTTGTTAGCCAAATCCGAAAATTCTCAATGGCTGTGCGAAGTCTATAGAGCAGGTAGCGGTATTAGAGTAACTATGCCTCAAGGAGATGTAGTTTACAAGTGTACACAATCTGGTAGTAGTTGGACTGTTCATAGTCCACTAGCGCATAATACCTATCTCATAAGAATGTCTGAAAGTCAAAGACCTTACTGGGCACCAGTTGCAGGTGCTTTACTCAAGGCTGATGTGGAAATAACTGAGCCAGAGCAAGAAGATAAAGCAGAAGTGCACGAATCTAAAAATGACGGTAAGCCTTTGATACCTCCTAAGAAAATAAAAGATGCTGAATGGTGGCAAGAAAACAACAAAAGAAAAGTCTTGGTAAAAGGTTTGAGTTTGATAGACAAGTTATTGAAAAGTGGAGTAGGGGCAGTAGGTCAATCGAGCACAGGCACCATGGGCCTAGGTATTGATTATGCTACCCCTATAGAATCGCCTATGGGACCGACTAATTTACACGATAAGAAAACTATGCCCGATTATGATGTTAGAGACATGGAGGAAGATTCTTCTATAGAAGCAGATACTGAGGAAAAGGAAGAACCTAAACGCATGACTGTGCCTACAAAAGAAGGTGTTTTGGAGATAACAGAGGATTCTGCCATCTTCCGTACTTAGTTATATAGTATGAGTATTGTCTATAGAAGCAATGACAGCCTCATCTTTGCTGAGAACCTCCCCGGTTTCGCATTTTGGTGACATTAATATTATCAAGGCTGACAATGACTTGGTTATCGCTGGATATGCATCTGTTGAGATGGTAGATAAGCAAGGAGATTTAATTACTCGTGGCGCTTTGAAAAACGCCTTTGGTGACTTTATGAAAGCAGATGGCTATCGTAATGTTCAACTAGCACATTCCAACATACAAGTAGGAGAAGTAATTCCTAACTATACTGACTCTGATGGAAGAGTTTGGAAATCCGGTGTCGATGATGCCGGAATGTTTGTAGTAATTAAACTACGAGATGATATAGAAAAGGCAAGAGAAGTTGCCAATGAGATTCGCAAAGGTGCCCTTAGAGGTTTCAGCATCGGAGGACAGGCATTCAAGAGAATGAATAAGTCTGACGATAAACATGGGAATTATACAGAGATTTCCAAGTTGGAACTACATGAGGTTACTATTTGTGAAAAAGGTATAAACCCGGAGGCGACATTCCGTATATTGAAGGAGGACAATAGTATGACAAATGAAAATGATGCAATGACTGAACTATCAAGTGTTTTAGACAGATTGAATGGTCGCCTTGACGCAATGGAAAAGGGTGAAATGCCAGCAGGTCTTAAAGAACACATGGAAGGGAAGAAAGACGATAAAAAAGAAGACGAGGCTAAAGAAATGGCTGATAAAGATGAAGAAGAAAAAATGTACGGTGCCGACCACAAAGGTATGCATGGTGAAATGGCTAAGGGCGAAGAATACTCTGATGTTATTTCCAGCGACTACTTGAACTGGATGGAAAGTACCTTGAAAGGACAAGGTGTTGACATTGGTGGCGCTCGTGCTCACTTTGACAATGTAGCAAAAGCAAACCTAGGTAGCACACCAGAAGCAATTGGCGACGGTGCTGATTACTTTGCTGGACAAGTTAAGGGTCGTGCCCAAGAAGGCGGAAACCCATCAACTGGTGCTGTCGGTAAAATAAACAGTGGTAAAGAAGTAGCCAAAGGTTACCTAAGCCCAAGTAATGTTTCCTCTTCTGATGTAGAGGCTGCTTACGAAGTTTACAAAGCCGCTGCCCTTGAAGAACAATTCAAGAACAACCTAAACGGTGTATTCGCAGACAGACTATCAAAAGAACTTAATGCAGAAGCCCAAGCAAGAGAAGCCGCTTCATTCGATGCAAGAACACCACTTGCTAACATCGAAAAGGCTCTATCTGACTTGAGTGAAAGAATCGACAATATCTCCACTGCTGCTCCAGAAGCAACAATTCGCAAGAGCAGTGACATGTCCAAAGTTGAAATACCATCAACTGAGGAACTTAACTCAATGAGTTGGGATGATGTACACAGACTAGCAGGGAGTGTCTGGAACTAGATAAAGGAGGACTATATATGGCAAGAAATTATATGAGAACAGTAAATGATATGGAGCGCTATTATTATGGCGCTGGGCAAAGCATGGGGTATTCCTACAGTGGTTCAGAACTATTGAAGGCTGACGCACCTATGCTTTCCACTACAGCGGGAACATACCAAGCAATATACGGTAGAAAAGTATGGAGCCAGTTGAACCAAGAGTTCAACGCATTCTCTATCCTACCTAAGAAACCTTGGGACAGAAGTGGATGGCGTGTTGTAACCGCTAAGCCTACTGAGGATGTTGGCGGAGGTATACCAGAAAACGGTACTCTACCAGATACTCAAAAACCAACTTTCCAAAATGTTGCAGCAAAGCCAAAAACCATCGCTCACTCATTCGATATGTCTGAGGTAGCAATTTTCTTAAACGATAAAGATGATGGTCTAGGTGACATTCGCTCAGTATTGAAAGAAGAAATGGGTAAGCACCACGCAGAGATGATTAACAAAATGTTACTAACTGATGTTAATACACCAGCAGGTAATAACATTGAGTCGTTAGACCGTGTTACTGCTGCTCACATTGGCGACGCTACTACAACGTCAGGTATGAACGGCTCACACGACAACCTAAGCGCTGACGCTGACCTTGATATTTACAGTATTGACCGAAGTGCAAACTCTTGGTCGAATGCAGAATGTAGTAACAATGTTGTTTCAAACACATCTACTAACAGAACTTTGAGTCTGGACCACATAGATGAATTGTTTAGAAGACTATGGGTAAGAGGTGGCAATCCAAAGGTTATGCTAACTGGATATGACACTTTGATGAGACTTCAACAACTTCTACAAAGCCAACAAAGGTTCATGGAAGAAAAGCGTGTTGTACCAACTTACAACGGTGTTAAGGGTGTCCCCGGTATGGAAGCAGGTTTCATTGTAGCGACTTACAATGGAGTCCCAATTATTCCAACTAAGGATATGGATGATGATGGCGGAATCAGCAAGATTTACATGCTAGATACTGACTATCTATATTACAGCACTGCTAAGCCTACACAATACTTTGAATCTGGTATCGAAACCGGAGACCCATTCGCCATTAACCGTCTTGGACAAGAGGGACTTTACAGAACAATGGGAGAAGTATGGACAACTTTCTTTGGAGGTCAAGGTTCAATCCGTGACTTACAGTAAGGAGAATAATGGAGAAAAAAAATATAGGAGATGATTAAATATGGCACACACAAATTGTAGCGTAGTACACACACTGATTGATGTTGGTTTTCATAACGGAGCGCCAGCAGTTAGACCAAATGCAGACGGAACAGTAGAAGATAACCAAGCATGGTTAAGCGGAACAGCAGCACCGGGCACATACCCCGGAGCACTTACTGGTTTCCAAGCGTCTAACTCAAGTTCTAACGAAACCCCAGCGCAACTAAGACTTATTTCAGTAAGACTTGAAACCACTAATACATCAATTACCTTTGATGTTAACGCTTTTGACAGCAACTTGAATTATGTATACTGTTTACTTTCAGCAGTCAATGATACCGATACTGATGAATCCCTGCTCGCCGCAGCAACCGTAGTTGCTCACGAAGCAGGTACTATCGCATTGACTGTTGGCGGTTCTGGTGACGATGTATTGTTGACATTCATAGCGGCTTGAGGTGAGGAAACTTGCCCAAGATAACCTTTCATGGTCCATCTTGGTATACAAGACTCAAGGATGGCTCTGGAATATATAGAGGAGACACCAAAGAGGTAAGCCAAGCGTGGGTCGATGAACATAGACACTACTTGTCAAAGAACAAAAAAATCACGGTAGAAGGTGATGAAGGCGTTACTAAAGACGCTGGAAATGACGGACTGCCTGATTCTGGTTGGACTAAGAAGGACATTACTACATGGTTAAAAGATAAGGGAGTAACTGTAACAGGCTACGCTACCAAAGGTAAACTTTTGGATAAAGTAAAGACCGCCCTCAATCCACCGGCGCCAGAGCCAGTGGTTGAGGAGGTTTTGGTAGAAGAGACTAAAGCAGAAGACCCTATCGTAGAGACAAGCGGAGATGAATAATTATGGCATTTGAAAGTACAATAGACGCACGACCACATACTCTAGGTAATTTGTTAATGGTAACAGGGACATTTACTAATGGAGGAAGCGATGCGGGAGGTAGTATAGACCTTTCTCACTTACTCGCTAACATAGTAGCATGTGGAGCAAACGCTGGCAGTTCTACTGCCGGTACAGGAGCAGGTGTTGATGGAGTATTCGCTCTCATAAACGGTTCTACTTTGGTCGTTCAAAATGTAAACGGACAAGATGGTACATGGTTTGCTATGGGTAACCGCAACTAAGGCGGTGACTCTAATGGGAATGGATATTGATAAGTTCAATGTTATAGAGAGAACATCTATTGGTGGGTCTTTACAACTAGTAATAGTGGAACTTCAAGCAGGTATTTTCAGTGATACCTCTGGTAATCTAATTGATGCTTTTAAAATCCAATATATGGATTTAGGACTATCAGAGATATATGGCGCTAAGGTCTTGTTGGATGAAACTAATAGACCTACACTCGCTAATTGTAATGACGGTAGTAACGGTGCAGTAACTGTTAATATAGCAAGTAGAGTATTTTACAATAACAACGCTGCTCCTTGGGCATCGATTGGTGAAATAACTAATGGTGGGTCTGGCTATACCCCCGGAACAAACGCTCCAAACAGAGGCGCAGAAAATTCTGTAAAAACAGACGGTTCCGGTCCTTCTATCTTTAACCCGTTAATAACTGCTGATGCAAGCGGCGTAGTAACTAATGTCTTTGTAAATACAGCAAGTCCTACGAGTTCAAGGGGTAGTGGGTTTACTGATGGAGATTCAATTTATGTTAATCAGGCTGGCGGTACAGCAGGTGTAGCAACAGGTCATAATGCAATTGCTACTATTAAAGTACATAAAGGAGGTCCTGAATTGACAATAATAAATAGTTGTTCTGCTACGGCGACTGCAAACCACAATACATCGACAGCGACTTTGATGTTAATAGGGAGGAAAGGCTAATGGCATTAACAATTGATAGTAGACCTACTTCGATTGGAGATATGGTTATATTAACAGGTACATTCGACGCAGGGGACACTAACCTAGATTTTAGTACTCATGTTAGAAAAATATTTTCTTTCAATATGCATCCGACCAATCTAAATACTGGAAGTCCTATAACAATGTCAACTAAGACAATAAATATAAACGACCAAGATACTGTCGCTACAGTTGCTTTGGCTACAGGGGATTTTGCTGTAAGGTCAGGTGATGTTGTAGATGGAATACTACAAGAAAATGTAATAAAGATATTTGGTGAGATAACTAACCATGCGGTTGCTAAGTATAATTATAGATATACATTGATAGGGAGGAGATAAATTGGTTGCCACTGTAGAATTTAATAGACCAGAGAGAGTAGGTAATTTAATATTTATCACTGGTGAATTTACTTCATCTGATACCTTACAAATTGATGTGTCTGATTTTGTTAATGAAATAATAGATGTTATGGTGATACACGGAAACAACCCTAGAGTTGGTTCTTCTACAACAGATAATTACCTTTTGGCTACTAATAGTGGTGCAATAGAAGATGCAGCCAGCACTCATCAATTGTCAGCAGATTTTATACCTAAAGTAGACGGCACAGTAGTTGACTTTTTCTCGACAAAACAAACTATAGCAGACGGTACACTGACTTTCAACAGCACAGTATTTGCTGCGGCTAGTGAAGGTAGATTTTGTATAATAGGAAGGAAGTAGGTGTTAATATGGCAAGTTTAAGTAAAGTAGCATCAAAGGTCGTAGGTCCACTTTCTCCACAAGAATTTAGTGACGCATCTACATTACAGACTACAATCAACACTGCTATACAAGCAGTGACTGGAGCCAGTGCAACAAATGCTATTCTTGGCACAGAGATTATTACTGTTTTAGGAAATCATTTTCTAGTAGTTCTTTATCAACTATCCTGAGTTGGTTTGATGAAGTCGGCTGGAAGTCTTGGCCTTGATGATATAGAGCGCTTACAGAAGCGTGGCATCAGATTGAATGAGTCTTACGGTGCATCGATTAGAACTGATGAAGATAACCCACTTGCTGGGTTCACTATGAAACAACGCAATCGTAACAAGAATGCAGGGGATGTTCTCAACATTGGTTCAGGTACTAGATGTAAACACTGTGGTATGCTTTACTTTTGCTGGGTTGACAAGTGTAGAACATGTGGTAAGAAAGTCGATTTTAATTTATCAACCAGAGAGTGATAAGCGACAAGGTTAATTCATAAGCCTTTCATCGATGCACTGAGGGGAGCGATATGCCAGTAGTATTTTCACCCGGAGAACCAGAGACTCGACCTCTTGACCCCGATGCTATTGTATATACTAGCGCTCAAAAAGTCGCTGATATACTAGGGATAGGGCCAAGTGAAGCAGTGTTGATGGCTGCTAACGCAGAGGCAAACGCAGTGTTTGTTACAGGAGGAGACTACAGAAACACTGGATTTTCAGTTGGAGATACAATACTTATCTACAGTGACGCTGACCCTATGGGACAAGAACATGCTATTACAGCAATTACAACATCTGCTAGTGGTGTCAAATTGGCATTCTCGGCATCTATAAATCCCGGTCTTTATGAAACAGCAGACAATGCTTATGTCCAGAATACTGCTTCATTTACCAATGGTAAAACTCGTGGAATGACAAGAGCGATTGTAGAGCACAGAATCAAAGAAGTCCAAGACCGTATAGATAACTATACTCACAATGCTTGGAGACCTTATCTGGCCTCAGCCGAATACATTAACTTCGATACTTACAAACCTTACAGGCGTAGATATTATACAGATTATGTAGGAACTGCGCCTTTGTTATTTAGGAATGTTCAACAAATGTTGAGGATTGAATTATGGCAAGGTGACGACTATAGAGAAATATGTGGAGCAGAGGCTCGTATAACATTACCTGATGATTTGTCTACAACAGATGGTAATGTCGCATTATCTCCGGGCAATGGTAGTTCTGCTTTATTGTCAATAGGTACATCTTCGACCACTTGGAGAAAGGATTTTGACAAAGTTACTGCTGCTCAAAACCTTGCTGATTTGATTAACAAAGAAGATAGAGTAAGTAAGGCTGCCGTAGAGTTTAGTCCAGCATTTACCTTGGAAGGTTCTACATCTAATGTGGCAGTTCATAATGAGTTCCTTGCTTCGGCCAATGCTGATTACGGCACTGGGAAATTAAAAGTTACAAGTATGAGAGCAGCCAAAGGCGGGGAGACTTGTTCTATTGTAGCATCTAGTGGCATTGAATTGTCACAGACTTCGACAGCAACTGCTACATTTGCTAGTCTTTCTTCTGACGATATTACAGTTGATAGTACAGATGGCTTTTTGAACTCAGGTGTATGTATAGACGCTAGTGGAGATATATTTAGGTATGAAAGTAAAGACGCTACCAGATTCTTAACCTGTACTGCTGTTACTGGTAGTTTAGGAGCAATTACAGGTACTATTACTCAACAGAAATTTCAGTTAGACTTACAGGGAGGCTCTACTGCTGGTGACAACGCTAGACTTAGAGATTGGTGGCTAGACCATGAAATGGGCATAGTTTACTTCAATAATTCATATCCTTTCTTTGAACATAACGCTATCAAAGTATCTTACATCTACGGTGAAAGGTATCTTGAAAAAGCAATAGAAGAGGCTGCTACTAAGATGGTAGCAAGTGAGTTACTAATGTCGGATGATAGAAGCGTCTTGATACCAGAGGGTGGACAGAATATAGATTTAGGTTCTAAAGCCCAACTGTGGCGTAAAGAAAGTATGGAAATTTTAAGCCGCTATAAAGAAGTGGTGGTGTTTTCCTAATGGTTGCTACATGGAAAGAGCCATTGGAAACAGTCATTGACTTACTCAAGGCTAACTTCAACGCTAGTGATTCTACTGGTTGGAACAGAGCCAATACAGATAACATAAAACCTATCGTTTTAGATATAGCGAGCGAAGGTCCTGAGCGTGGTAAGCGTTTAGATTTACAGAGAAGTGATTTTATTCTCTGTTACGAAACTGCGCTCAATGAAGAAGTGCCAGATTTACTTTACAACTTTGTAACTACTCGTGTCAACATCACCGTTGACATGAGAACTTCAAGAGGTCGCTCTCGACTAAGAAAGATGGAAGATGAGATGAGAAGAATTATCCATGTGAGTCGTAAAGGTGATGGAGAAAACTTTGACCGTATGATTGTCAAGACTCGTACAGATTTATCTGACCGAACTAAAAAGTTATTTAGGCACACATTCCAAATAGAAGTAGTAATACTAGCGGAGATGATACCGTGACTGGCTTTGGTGCTCACTATAAGGGAGATGTTTCAGAGGTCGTTATGGGTCACGAAACTAGCCTTTTCATAGAGCATAATGAGCCTAGAACATGGACAGCAGTTACTAGCACTTCTGCTCCAGATTTCACAGAGATACAGTTTAAAGGTACTACTGACATTGGTAACAGTAGCAGTATCTTTGAACAACAAAAGCCTATACTAAAAGTACCGCTTGGTATGCTTATAGGTCAAAAACTATCTTTCCATTCATCAGCGTCTGGACAAAATAATTTTTCTTCTTATTACTACACAGATGTAAAAAGTAGGTTGTATACTATCGTAGACCACACGCTAGATAGTGACTCTACTAAAATAAAAATCGTACCTGCACTTTTGTCACCTTTACAGGCTTCGCTAGATAGCGCAACAGGTGACAGTATTCTCATTCATTCGACTGGTTTACCTACAGTCCAAGGAGATGCGAATAGTGCCATGAATGCAGCAGCAGCGTCTTCCAAAGAAGTTAGTTTAGTCGACGGGTTCATAGGACTTGCTTCATTTATGACATTACCTGATACTAAGGTAGATTTGCATAGTTATCATGTTGTAGGTTTGGGTAGACAAGTAGCCGTTCAGCAAACAGGAAAAGTCCATCACATGGGCGGTTCTATAGAGATGCCACTACATAGTCCTAAGTGGTTATTCTACAGTTTAGGAAGAGAAGTTGTAGACCAAACATCGTGCGGTACTGCCAGTTCAGGTTCAGCAGTAAATCCATCAAAAACTATTCATCCGGGCCAAGGTTATGTAGATGTAAGCACACTTACAATAAAGGGTGCTACCGCAGCAGTAGGTGATTACTTACTTATCAAAGACACCACTTTAGTTCCTACTACAACATACAAAACTCCAGAAAGCGGAGCGAGTAGTAATATCTATTGGCCCCCTGCTCAAGGTGCTGGTTTAACTTCCGATGCTCATCATTTTGAGTGGGCTGAAAGTAGCGAGTGTAGAAGAATAAGTGCCATAGAAACTTTATCCAGCGGTCATAGAATATATGTCGATGGAGGCTGGCAATTTGAGCATACTACTAGTGATAATATAGAATTAAGAAAATATGCTGATGGAAGCACTGATGGTAATTTTGGTAGCCCGCATGTAGAAAGTACTCGTAAAATTACAAATCCTGTTAGAAGACTTTTATTTTCAGGAGAAACAGTTCCTAGTTTTTCGATAGAACATAGCATAAGAACAAGAGATTTAGGCTCGTTTAACGCTGATAGTGAAACGACAGTAGCGCCCGGTTCTACTGGTGATACTAAACAATTGACTAGGGTATTCAAAGGTTGTAAAATAGTCGAATATGAATTGACTAGTACGGTAGATGCTGAATTGAAATATCGTGCAGTATTCGATGCATTGTCTTGCTTTACTGATACTGGTCGCCTTGAAAGCGCTAACAAAGGTGACAGATACACTGCTCACAGAATGTTTCAAAACACAGCCAATACTCTCAAGGGTAAGAAAGCATCTGGTATAGCAAAAGGCTCAGAAAAGCCTTTCATGTTTTACAACGGTAGCATTACAGCATTTGACCAAAATTTAGGATTTGTTAGTGCGTTTGAACTGAAAGGTAAAACTGGTGTAGAGGTATTCCATACTATCCAAAGTAATCCTGTTGCTGAAACAGTAAACTCAGATAATCTAAGCACTAAACAAGTTCCTTATGGGGGCACTCGTAACGCTAGTATTATCCGTGAAGGTAAAGAAAACTTTGACATGGAAATTACACTTGCTTTAGAAGACTCTGCTCTTTATCACGAGTTGAGAACCCATGTGCAGAGAGGAGGCACAGTTGGCTCTACAGGGGGCACTATCATGCTTTACTTTACCAAGCCTGTAACATCTGGCTCTGGCACTACGCCCAGTCTAAGGATAATTATAGACGATTACTTCATAACTGACTTAGCAATACCCGTACCTGACGACAAGGGGCTACTGTTCACAACTATGAAAATTAAGCCACAGAATGTCAAAGTTATTAGCGAAGATACCATTTACCATTGTTGAGGAGATAATATGCCGTTGAGAAATTGGAGGTCACTAAATCCATTTGGCAAGCGAATTATTGTCGATTTACAAGAAGATGAAGAAGAAGAGGGAGGAGACAACCTTTTCGACCCGGAAGCAGGGAGAGCCAGTGATAACCCATTCGCTCACCTGCACACGGAGGATGAACCCTTGGAAGAGGCATCATCCGATGAGGAAGTGAGTAAGTATGTCACAGGAGAACAAGAATAAAATAACGATAAACAAGAAACCAATTGAAGTCACAAAGCGGCGATTAACTTTTTACAATATACAACAAGTTGCACCCTTAATGACTCATGGTAGTCTTGACTTTTCTGATTACTGGCGACATGCATTTTCACATTGGCTCAGTTATACTGACCCTGATGGTCGCTCTATAGAAATTGATATAGAGGACTTATCTCCAGAAGATGGGCAGACTCTAGCCAACCTATTACCTAATCCAAATCAGATTATGGAATGGCTAGTTTTTCGGGAAGCGAAGTCGGACAAATCAAGCACTTCATCAACGGGAGGCCAGTGAGTGAACGACTTCGCTATCAGGAACAAGCCATGGAATATTTATTAATGACACACTACAATATGAGTTTAAAGGATGTGAGAGAATTGGTAATTGACGACGCTAAGCAACTTCTTTACTGGGCACAGGCTATGCAAGGTGAAGAGAAGGCTGCTGAAAACGCAGTTTATTTGGGCTATGACATACTGGCTAGACTGGAGGGAGATGAATGGTAGATGAGCATATAGACCCAAGAACTGTAGAGTCTATGAAAAACTTTAGCGAATACAGTAAATCTGCTAAAGAAAACATGCAGGTTTTGCAGCAACAAATGGACAAATTTACTAAGTCAATGGCAATGACTAAATCGAATACAGTTGACCTTACTAAGTCTTTGAAAGACATGAGTAATACACAACCTATGCAACAGGCTACAGCCGAAGGAGTAGCACCTACCCCTGCGGGTGGAGCAAGTCAACAAAACAATGTAACTGTCAATCTAAAGATTGATGTTAGCGGAGTCACTGACAAGACTGATAAAAAGGCATTGGCTAAAGAAATCAGCGCTATGGTAACAAAAGAACTCAAGTCTAAGATAGGCGGTTCTTTAACACAAAGCGGATTTAGTAGGAGTGGTTGATTTGGCTGACGCTGGAGAGAAAATGCCTATTCGCCTTGTTCAAGAAAACGGCGAAACTATTTCTCTTGATGCAACCAGCGTAGACATAGTAGTAGAAAGACAGGTCAGTAACTTTGGAATACCTTTCTTTGATGCTAAGAAAATGGGTATAGATTTGAACCAAGCATCTGTATCAGTTGAAGTCCAAGGAGTCTTGACTGATGAGTTAGGGCAAGAAGAATCTAAGCAGTCAGTAGCCATCATGGACTTCTATCAACCACAACAACTTATCACTGCAAAACCGGGTAGTGGTAAGGGTGGAGGAAGTAACAGCGAATACGCTAGTGCGTATAACGCCAAAGGTAATGCGAGTAATCAAACCGAAGAAGGTCTAAGTGAAAGAGATAACAAAGGTCACTCTGCTGGAGGAGGAACTAGTAGAGGCAAGCCTGTATTCCAATTCAATCCTTTATTTAGGGGAGCATTAGATAAGTGGCAAGGTAGGCATATAGATTTACCCGTCGCTTATTGGGTAGAGCAAAACGCTGCTCTTGATAATCCAAACAAAACTAATTTACAACTTTGGCTGAAAGGTGAAAATTACTCTGATGGTACTTGGACAGACTCTAGTGGATTCTCTAGGAATGCCACTCAATCTACTTCTGCTAACAAGCCCTCAATTAGAGAACATGGTATAAACGGACAAACTGGTATATTTTTCGACGGGAATGATTACTTAGAAGTTTCATTTGATTCAGCGCTTAACAGTAACGAGTTTACTATTTTTGTAGTGGCTAGGGCCACTGCTACAGGCGACAAGCCGATATTGGATTCTGTCACAAATGGTTATGGACTTTCTTTAGATGTACAGGCTAATACGGCTAATTCAGATTTTACTGCTAAATGGGTAGATACAGGAGGGGCTGACAGTAAAGATTCATCTTCATTTACTATAGGATTAGCAAGATATGAAGGTGCTATATTAGGATATACTATGGAAGATACTGATTCTAATAACACATCTGATAAAGTAAATATATTCTTTAATGGAGCAGGGGTAGGTACTGAAACCTCTGGAGTAGATTACACAGGGGCCTCTAGTGGCAATTTGAGAATAGGTTATGACGGAAGCAGTTATTTTACTGGTGACATATATGAAGTTCTTATCTATAACTCTGTTTTATCTGACAGCGATAGACAAAATGTAGAAGGTTATTTGGCTAGAAAGTATAATATCAATTTACTAATGGGTAAATATAGAGGAACAGGTCGTTATTCCTATCAAAACCAACATGTTAGAGTGGCCTTTGACAAAGAGATGGTAGGTACTAAGCAAGAGCCTTATGGCTTCCTTAATGAAAGAAGAGTGGCAACCTTTGCTGATGGTAATAGTTTAAGGATAAATCAAGGCACCCCTCCTACCACTAGTGGTTCTAGCATTACAGTTGATGGAGGAGATGCTAGAGATTGGTTTGAATTGACAAACAGAACCTACAAAATTACATTCAGTGAAAGTTCCTCTGGCTCACCTGCAAGACAGACAAGTGGAGGTAAAGATTACCATGCAATAGTGACAGCGGTTGCTGAAACTTCTATCACAGTGAACTTTAGTGAAACAGGTGGGCAACATGCTGACAATGATTATATTGTAATAGAAGCAATTGACTATGGTACTGATAATTTACAGAGCACTGATTTATCACCTGTAATCATACTTCCTATATCTAACGCTGATACATACACAAAGGGTTCAACATCTGAGGATGCTATAGGACCTACCCATCCTAATTTTACAGACGGTACATCGAGAACCTCTGCCGACCACGGCGCTGACATTACAAGAACAGACGAATACATAGCATTCCTAATGTCAAAAGCCCTTACTGCTACCTACATTCAATTAGGAAGAGACATTGATGCTTCTAACACTACTCCTACAATGGATAAAGTTTTCACTACTAGTATATCCGAATCTTATCATGGACACGATGCTCGACTAACAATTACTCAAGTATATGCTACTTCTTTGGGACAGATGGCTGATACAATCGACACTAATCTAGGGGTCGGACAAATGCCTGTTATACAAGGATTCTCTGGAGGTAAAACAGGTAAACAAGTAAAGAGTGGTGGTGACAAAGCACAGGACTTGTTAGGTATACTTGCTAACAGTAATAACTTTCTTGGTAATCCTAATAGCAAATCAGATAAAATAGATGCACTAATAGATATGACCGTTGGCTTTGTTCAACAAACTGTTTACAATGACACTAATGCTCAAGGAGATTACATAAGAGGTATTCAGATACCTTACAATACACTGGCTACTAAAGGAAAAGATACGCTTGACACAGAGGTAGCACAGAGAAACTTTTTCTTAACTACGACAAACTCTCGTACTTCCGATAAAATATCTAGTGCTAATGATATACACGCTAGTCGTGACTTTTTACATTCCTCAGAAGGGCATGAAAAGAATGGCATCAGCGGATTGGTCGCTGACTTTAATGTTCATCGAGATGCAGAAATGAAGGCTTATGAGTTTAGTTTAGTATTTGTAGCGGCGGATATAATTTTGTGAGATGATATAATGGCTTTACCAATCAGACTTTTACTTGCTAATGGCAAGGATGAGATAGACTTGGTAGCGCAGAGCATAGATATGTCGGTCAACAGAAATGTCAGCGCTTTCCCTACGCCTAATAATGCTCTGAAAAGATTTGCAGTTGATACTAATATACCTGCAATAAAGATAGATATTAACGGTATATTTGCAGATGATGAAGGAGCACATGTAGACTCCGGTAGTACAGTAACGCTTGACTCAGAGCCTATAAGAAGTGCGATAAATTTTGGGGCCTTATTGCCCACTGACCGTAATAATCTAATAGGTAGAAGAGGAGGAATTTTGCATCCAAATAATCGTGCAAGTAGTTCTAGTTGGGATATTATAGAACCTAATTGGGTACCTTCTGCAACTATACTAAAAAGTCAACAAAATACTATACCTCTATTAGGTATAATAGGTTCTGACTTTGAAGAAGCAAGTGATGATACAGAGGAACTAGATGTTAACCCTAGTACTTTATTTAAGTCGACTGGTAGTTTTTCAGGAGTTAGTCAAATAACAGTTAACCAATCTAATACTACATTTACTTATACGGCTGATAGTGTATTGAATGTAGGTGACCGATTAACTAAAAGTGATGGAACAGTCATAGGAATTGTAAGTTCAGTATCTAGTAATACTATTAATTTCACTACTAATATAGCAGTTAGTTTATCGACTAATGATGAAATCCACATATCTTTAAAAGTTTTTAATCACATAGGAGAAGAAGTGGGCTTCGCTAGTTATTTAATTGACGACCCTTCAATAAATGATGGAGACACTGCTAAATACACTTTAGGTTTAACTGATGTAAATTCTGCTCATATACATGAAGGTCAAGGTATTACTATAAACAGATTACCTGAAATTCTTGAAAGGTTTAGGGACCAGACTATAAAATTAATACCGAGTTATTGGTTAGAGAACCCCCCTTCTTACGGTGGTAGAACTAGAGATAGTTCCATGGAAAGTAATCTTAGTCCTTATGGCTCTACTAATTCTGGCGGTACAGGTAATGTACCTAGAGTAGGGGTAAGGTTAGAGTTTGATTTGAATACAACATATACTACTGCTCCTTCTCTTACACAGTCTGCTTTGACTAGTAAAAATAGATTGGACGCTGCTCCTAGTGATGCAATTATTAATGTACCAATTAAGGGTATAGATGGTGCTAATAACCCTGCTTTAGAAATGGCTAAGCAAGTAGAAAAGGCATTTGGAGGAACTGAAAGTCCCCCTATAACTGGTAATATCGTAAGTACATTTTCAAACAGGCCGGGTTTTAATCCAGCGGGCGATAAAACTTTAGCGTCTGCATTTAGAGTAAGTCGAACAGGTACAGTTGTGACAATCGAGCAAGTATACAACCCTGCTATAGAAACACTGCATCCACAAATACTCAGTCCAGACTTGACAGATTTATTTGATTCTTTTGAGTTTCATAGCAGTAATAGTACGCCTACCCAATCAAGGAAATCAGCAGGTGATAAAGCACAGGATTTAATTGGTTTGGTTTCAAACGCTAATAGAAATTCAGATTTGCTCAGAGGTGTACAGATACCATATGATAGCCTAGTGACTAGCACAGGCGTGACAGGTATAGCAAGAAACTTCTTTTTGACATTTGGTGAAGTCGATACCACTAAAAAGTTATCAACTAACAATAATCGTTCTGCAAGTCAAAGCATGTCAGACTTGTTACTAGGTATGGATGAAGGAGGGACTAGTAGTGACGATAGTCCTGATAAATGGTATGAAAAAATTCTCAAGGCAATAACGCCTGATGAGATTGAATCTATATTTGGATTCTTAGTGGGTGCTGCAAAAGATGCTCTTTGGATAACTCTTAATCAGCGTGGTAAAGTATCAGAAAATGATGGTGGAATTAGAATTATTCCAGAAAAACTTCATGTGCGTTATGATGCTGGCAACAACTACTACGCTTTCAACTTAGAGTTATTAGTTTCAGATTATGTAATGGGTGTTTGATATGAGTTTGTTAATAGATGCTGGCTATGGTGTTAAATTCAACGGCATCAGCGACAGCATACTAGTGCCTACAAACAATGTCGACATACATGGTAATCAGACAAAAGAAAGAAAAAGATTACCGAATGCAATGAGTTCATTTACACTAGAAACATGGTTTATACCTGACTCTGGCGGTACAGTATTTGAACAAGAAAATGTTATGCGTTTAAGTGTAGGCTCTCCAAGTAGCCCTGCACCTGCTTCTTTTGAAGTGCGACTTAGAAACATAGGTAATGGTAGAGATAGTGTGTTTACTTTAACAAGCGCCAAGCCTGTCAATAAAGTCAATGGCACTCTTGCATATTGGGATGGTATTCTATTCCCTACATCTAGTTCATTTATAGACTCATCAAATTTAGCATCTGATATAGATAGTAACGATGTAAGCGCATTTACTGACGGTAGTCGAGAACTACTCAATGTAACTGTTACATTTGATAGAAAAATACTGAGTATGCATGTAAATGGGGACTTGTTAGTTCAACAAGTTTTGGAAGAGGAGCATGAACTAGTGCCACAACAAAGTCAAATGTTTTTAGGAGGAAGAGGTGGCGATTTTAGAGGAACGCTGGAAACTATACATTTGTCTTCTGGTGCGCTCGCATCAGGTAGACAACAGTTTGCTCCTATGAAGAGTGACAATACGATAGGACTATGGAGGTTTGAAGAGCCTATAGAGCCTATTTCTTTAATCACCACCTACTCTTCTCCCATCAGTGCTTCTACAGGAACGAGTTCTAGTATAAACATAGGTGCAACCTCTGCACAAACCTTGATAGATACACTCAGTGGACAAAGTGGACTTACTTCTCTTGACTTAACAGCCAGTCCATACAGCGCAGGTGAATATAAAATAAAGGCTTACAATGCTTCAACCGGAGTTCCTACTGAAAGAACTATCCCTAAAGTGCCTTACAACATCATAGTCAATCCTTTAGGTTATAATGTCAACACAGGTAAGCCAACCAACAAAGCGCCTGAGAGATTAAGATTAACTGCAATTGACGCTAGTGCGGGTACAATCACTGTTGAATCTATACATTTAGATTTTGTAAGCAATGCTACTAATGGGAGGAGAGGGGCGTTAATGGCGCACGATGCTGGTCGATTTGTCGTAGTGACAGGCGACTGTTTAGTAGACAGTGGTAATGGCAATAAGTATCAACCACAAGGAAGCGGTACTCAATTTTCTCAAAGGCAAGGGCAAGTTATAATTGACGAAAGTGACTTTGAGAATCACGGTATAATGTTCTCATTGAGTATGGCGATTGACTCCCACGAATACAATCAATTCTCTGCTAGTAGCGTTAACATGGGCAATCCTTTCTTAATCGGGCACAGCGGTAGACATACACTAAACCATGTCAGTAGTCACCCATTTATGGGCAACTTACCTCCTACAGAATCGCATTTAGTTGAAAAGAAATTAGACGCAGGTAGTGATGTAATTACTGCTACCTTTATACCTCAATTTGGAAATGTAAAAGACATTATTCCTGTCAATTCAATCATATCTAGTTTTGACGAACATGGTCCTATGCCTGTGAAAAATATAGTTTCTTCTGGTGTAGTTTCAACATTTGTTGAAAACGGCATGGCAGACATAGACGATACCCAAAGAGGCTTACTTGCTCTAGGCGGTACTAACTTTGATACAGAACCTTTCCTTCTCAAATCTATATCTTCTACAGATAGTAATTCAGATGTAAAAGCATTGTCTCCTTCTACACAAAGCAGAGTTGCTGTTTTGTCTTTACCAGAACTAGAAACCTATGACTACGCTCCTTTTGTTCAAATTCACTATAATGCGGTTGACAGAACTGGTAATCATTTCAATGTAGGTGCTACTTCTAGGCTAACCGCTGGAATTTCTACAGCCACTTTAACGCTTCAAAGTATCAAGTCATTCGGTGTCGATGGGCAAGTCATACCTGCACATAGAATATCAATAGGTGGATTTAAGCCATTTACTAGCGTAACTAACCAAACTGCAAAAATCAATCATTCTGCTAAGACCATTGTATTTTCAGCCACTCCAAACAATAGTGATTTTAACAGTGCAGCAGTTACAAGCGCTATTGTAAAAATGTCAGACAATTCACCTAAGATACTAATTGAAAAGACTTTACCAAATGTAAATACAGTTTTGAGTTCTGGTTATCAGATTATAGATTTGATAAGAGATTCGATGGCAATAAGACCACTTGGTTTAGTAGCGCCCGGTGGTATAGTCACATTTGACAACCCTGACTTGTTTCAATTCGATGATGGACAGTTAGAAGGTGAAGATGCCGAAGGTACAATATCCGAGGATAATTTAGACTTCACTTTATGCCCTGATAATCATTTACCAACTGTTAGCACTGATTCTCCACAGGGCACTCCAAAGGCCATAGGTATAGCACAGACAGAGTTAGCCACTAGGTCTTCTATATTCCACAGAGTATTAGTTAAAAGTAACTTGGTTAGTTCAAAGGACTTTTCAGAAGTTGCTGGCATCAAATTCAGAAATCCAAGTAACGGTAGACGCACATCTACTGGTTTGAAAATTAACAACGGTGCAGGGTATTCTGCATCTACTTCAAGCGCTATGAATGTAGATGGAGGAACTGCGAATCAAATAGTGGCAGTTAACGATGTTGTGTTTAAATTAGATGGTAAGCAATTAGGTACAGTAACTGCTGTCAGTAGTAGTAGTATTACAATTGGTGGAGGTACAACTGTCGCTGTTGTAGACGATGATGAATTATTCCTTGAGCCTCAAGTTGTTGGTAGGGGTAGCGCTAATCATAGCACATGCGTACATGAATATTTTGACATTATAGAACACAAATCGAGAAACAATGTAACTAGTTTAGTAATGCATCCAAGTGACAGAAATAGATTTGCTCAATTGGGTAAAATGATGATTGATAAAAATAGTGGTAATTATATCGGCATCAAACATCTTTTGTCAAAGGGTAGAGTTTTGTCATTTGGAGATGATTCAGATGGTAATACTGTTCTTAGGGCACATGGTTTACTTAGTGATATAGCGTCTTCTACCGTGAATGTAAAGGGTTCAGCAAGTCCAGATTCTCACATTGTCAAAGAAATTATGCCCGGAGCGCCTGTTGTAACAATGACTCTTGGAGGAATGGGTCAAGGGGCTATCAATACTAAAGAAACATATGACCCAAGCCCACTAAGTAGATTGGCTTGGAATACCAGAAGAAATTGTCAAGTTACTGTTAATACAATAACAACAGGTAGTAAAGCCCGTTTATTTGTTACCCCACTCAATAACAAGTCTACAGATTTACAATCATGGGGGACATATTGTTTCCCTCCAACAGGTACTTTATACTTAGAAAGAAAATCTGGTAATGATATTCAATATGCTAGTTTGACATATACCTCTAAAATTGGCGCTGCATTTGTCCCTCCACTATCTACAGGTCATATAGGAACAGGTGTACTGATTGGATTTGATGGACAAGAGTTAGATTCTTTTTCAGATTGGATAACTGCGACTGGTATATCTGCCGGAGATATAATTCACTTAGATGATAAATTTTCAGAAGAGGGTATTTGTAATGACGGTACCACCATTAATGATAGGTTATTTCAAACGCTCGATACTGTTCAACATGATTATCAATTAGGAACTCAGTACGCTAGTACGAGAGCATTGGTCGAAATACCTCTGTTTGAAGATTTCTTCTTTGATAATCCAGAAAAGGGAATATTCCCCGGACCTGATAACAGCATGAAACTACACATAGACGCTACCCATACTGCTCATTCTTGGAATCCTAACCCAGTGGGTAGAAGATTTGAAAGTATTTCTCCAGAAGACCCCGAAGTATTTGGACCATTTTCTTACGGTATTAACAACAAAACACATGTAACAGGTACTAAGTTAGTAAGACCTTACGATGTGAGCAACAATAAATTGTATGTAGCCGATGCAAATGTATTTCCTATATCTAGTGCTGCTCCAATAAGAGTTGCCGGATTAGACGGAAGCGCTCGATACCGCAGAGTATATCTTGCCACAGGAGAATGGGCGATATATGTTACTAGAGATACTACAGACCACTTTTTAACATTAGCAGGTTCTGCTGGAGATGATTGGATAGCAAGTGCAAATTTCTTTAGAGACTTGAAAGTAGGCGCTCATCTTTTTTCGGCACCCGGCTACCAAGATATGAATTACACAGGAATTGCTGACAATCCAGATGTTATTAGTGCAGGTTATGAAAATCGTCGTTCTTTTTACTATGATAAATCCAATGTAATGACTCAAGGTGGAAATGTCGATTACGGATTAAGGCAATATGTAAGTGCAGTTGAGTTGAAGGCTGGCCCTAGAACAAATCCTCATTTACCTAGAATAGAAACTAGGACTGCTAAAGCAGTTGTAGATGTATCGACTGCGGGTACTATTGCATCTATGACAGTAATTGCAGGTGGTAGTGGATATAGTGCTACTGCTGGTGCAGAAATAGGAAGCAAGCATGAACTGACTTCGGGCAATGAGGCCAATTTCGACTTTGGAGTAAGCGGAGGCGCTATAAATTCAGTTACTGTTAATAGTGGAGGTTTGAATTTTAGACTAGGTGATAGGCATAACATTAGTTCTGGAGGAGGTAGTAATGGTGTGTTAGCAGTTGCTACATTAGCAGCAGTTTCTTCTTTGACAATAAAAGACGCTACTAATTGGCCGTCTGAAAGTGTTTATGCTGGATATGAATTTAGAGTAGGTTGGTATGACGAAGACGGTGTTTTACAAACTGCTTTCTTTACAAGAAGCGGTACTCAATTAAATTTAAGCGGGCAGTCTAGTAATTTTCAACCACCTTCTGGTGCTGAAATATTTGTTGTAGATTTGCATGTAGATGGAACCGGAGTTTCATTCCCTACTACCAAAGAAGCCTTCCTAAATACTTCTTGGGCGCACCCTTATGCGCCCGGTGGTATGCGTGATGGAGACACTGTTTGGATGAACATGCACTATACTAATCCTCACGCTATAGAGGGCCTGTTTTGTAAAAGTCGAGGTACATTTAACGAAAGGCAAGTTTGGTCCGGCTTTAATGGTGGGCGAGGCAATATGACCTTTAATCCAAGAGATAGCATACCTTTGGAAAACTTTTTGATTGGAAATACTTGTATAGAAACTGCTCAAAATTTAGTTCAGCATATTAACAAAACCATAGAATTGAATTACAAAGCACTAGGATTTTCAGATTCACACTCAGCGCCAGTAGTTGCTTACTTAGACCCTTATCAGTCTACAGAAGACTTTACTAGAATATTACTTTATGATTTAAAGCATGATAGAGAATTTATCGCTTTTCAGGATTTATGGATGCAGGTTCAGTCTAGTCCAGACGCTGCGAAAATAGGTAATGAAACTGCAACAGGTAGAGTTGTAGACGGTACTATCGGAAGTGGTTCAGGCTTAGATGTAGCAAATGGTTTTCCTTCTGAAAATAAAAACCTGAATACAATTAATAAATCTGATTTTATTGAATCTAGTTATTCTCACTCATCTACTTGGAATCAAAGTGCAAGTGATACTATTTCTGAACACAATGTAGGTAATGCTGATTCTATATCAAGTACAGGTCATACTCTTAGGACTAATGATGCAGTGATAAATGGAGGCTCGGCAAATAACGACCACAAATCTATGAGTACTCAAAGAAACAGTAGTGAAATATCTACTTTCTTTGATACTCCTGACGGTACAAGAGCAATACCTGCATTTTTGGCACTGAAAGGAATAAGGAGTGAGCCTTTTGATACAACTTTACCTACCGACTTTACCGACAAAAGAAATCATTGGAAGCAAATGGACTTTGTAAGAAGACTTACTGTTGACTTAGGAGAGGTGTCATTAAAAGATGGAGTCACGGATATAGAGGCTGCTGCGAGAGAAGTCATTAGGTTGATTAACCAAGCGGGCGCTAAAAATGGAAGGACACACGCTAGAAGACCAAACGACCAGTTTTTAGGTGAAAGTGAAAAGTTCGACCTGTCTAGCCCCGGTCCTAAAGGTAGCGACTACAGTGGTGTATTAGACCCAGCGGCCACCCACCAAAGAGCAGATTTTGCAGCAACTGCTTCTACGCACGACCCTGCGCCATTTTGGGACACAAAACAGGCTTTCTCTAGCCATGACAGAGGAAGCCACATGGGTTATGTAAGAGCGCATTTGGGTAGAGTTGTATTAGATTCTGACGGAAACAAAGGATATTCTATTGTAATTCATTCGACTGTGCCCGGTGCTGGCGGTAGAAATTTTTGTACTTGGCTAGACAATAGTAAATCTCAATCTGTTTACAAGCCAGAATATCTGATAGGACATGGTGGTAGATTCAGAAATTATTGGTGTCAGCCTGACGAAATGAGTGGAGAAAACATGCACCCTGCTCCTATGCCTATCAATAGATTCGGTAGACCATTTGCTCCAATCACCACTCTCAAAGAATACCTACCGTCAGAATTTGTAACTGATGAAATTATTAACAATTTGAATTTAGGAGCAGATGTAGAAGGAGGGGCTGACGCAGTATCTAACTTTAATACAGAAACTGTTTCTGGAAGAGATACTAACACTTTGATTAATGAGTCATTTGAAGTTAAAAGCCATAACGGAGTTTTGGTAGAAGGATTACAAGTAGGTACTAAAGCACAGGCTAGAATTAACTTTGGTGGTATGACCCAAGCAGGTATACCGGGCTGGTGTCCAGAGGCAGGTAAATGGGGATTCGGAAGAGATAATCTAAACGATAGATACAAATCTGTATATGGTAATCCTTCAAATGTAACTACTGCTATGGTCGGCACTATAGTTGAAAAAGCATCTGGTGGAGATGGATATGTACCCGCTAATGATATGGAAAATAAAAACATAGGTAATTCTCCTTTGTACGGTATAAAGTTTGTAGACCACAGAGGGGGAGAACATACTATTAGATTGGTCTATAGGCAGTTCGGTCATGCTTTTACTAATGATTTAACAAATATACCTTCAAGTCTCGATGATGAAATAATTATACATTTCGATGATAGAGATGTAGCGCAGGGAGGATTTACCATAGGTAATCACATGGTAGGCTCTGGAGAAGTATGCGGAGAGTTGACAGGTGGGACTTTGAAGCCTTACAAGGGTAATTTATGGAATAGTTATCCAAGTCCAATTGTTGGCCTAAAGACCGATACTACTTTGTCGGGCACTACTATGACAATTACCTTAGAAGACCCATATGATAATAGCGTGGCCGTAATGCAAAGTCACCCTGATATTCTTGGTTATCTTGGCTATCCAGAAAGTGGTATGTTCCAATTATCCACACCTAGCGGTGTACAAGGTTTGACTTTTCACTATACTAGTAGAACTCACAACTCAGTAAGTGGTACTCACAAATTCTTCGGAGTGGTTGGAGGAAAAGCCTCACATGACAATACCGAGGCTAATTACTTTATCAGTCCTAGAATCAATTGGACTTGTTTACTCACTGATGAAGTAGTAGCGGCAGCGGTAGAATATGCTATGAAACTAGGAGATGCTGAACAGGATGATGTAGACGCTACTAGTTTTGATTGTACAGAAATGCTTGCATCAGATGGAAGAACATTTGGACATTGGGGTGTAAGTCCAACTGCAATCAGAATAAAAGTAAGGAGTAAAACATCTGTTCCATTAAGTAAATTGTTTGAAGTAAGTCGTGAAAAGGATTGGGGGTTACTTTACGGCGCATCATCAGATGGTGTTGTAAGTAATCATCACACTGGTGGTCTATCTGATGCAGAGATTAACAACAACACTAGATTAGATATAGGTTATATTCCTAGAACAGTATTGCATATTACTACTAAGTACAGAGGAACTAATGCTAATACCGCCACCCCTGTTTTAGTTGACGGTCAAAATAATATAATTGATGTTTCAACATGGCAAAGAAATCTGCGTGGTGAAAATTTCACTGATGTAGCGGGCGACCATATATTACCAAGAATAGATGCTCCAGCCATATTAGTAAATGCGTTATCAGGAACTCAAATAAGATTAGCCAGTGGACAGTCTATTGCACTGCTAGGTAAGCCAGCAGGTGATGATTCAAATAGTTGGGGAGAGCCGTTTTTACTTTGGCATAATGGTAAAGAATATGCTAAGGTCAGAAGTAGTCCGGGCGCTAACGCTGTTATTTATTTAGATTACAATACTAATGACGCTACCTCATCCTCATTTACTGCTGCTGGTGGCGAAATTATGTACAAAGGTACATTAGATGTTGCTTTCAAAGAAATAGATGGCGTTAGGAGAGCAGGTAGTAAAAGGTCCAGCCCATTCCTTTATTTTAGAGGAGCAAGAGATAGTCCAGACCACTCTGTTCCATTGTTCTTTGGCGGTGGCTTTTCTGGCGCAGTGTTTGATATTAATGACGGTACTCAAAATGACTATGGTGATTTCTATACACACCCTTATGCTAATGGACCTACAGGTTCGGCTGGTTTACAAAATGTAGGTGAACTAGCAGGTCCATTCGCATTACTAGACACCAATGCTATGTTAGCGATGTTTCCCGGTACTCCTTATTTAGACCAGCATAAAGGTAAAAATCACATGCCTTTCTTTAACCAAAACGGTATTTTGTCATTCGATATGACGAACAATACTAACACGAAAGACACAGGAATAGATTACACTGACGGTACTAACTCTGTGCATGTAAACATACCTAGCCCGATAGTTCTAAGATTTGCACACTCTCGTGCAAGATATACTTCAACAGGCGATACTGATAATCAAACGACATACATTGTTTTTGGTCCGGGCCAAGCAACTCCTCATAATACAAAGGCCACTGAACCGCAGGGGTCTAACATAGTTACGACAGGTAACGGTTACAGTGCTGTGCCAATTCACATAGGTGGAGATGCTACTAAAGATTCATTCTTACCTAATCAATTGGCTAATGGTGACTCGACTCATCATAGTGGTTTCAACAGAGGTAATGCTTTAGAACATTTACCTATGACTACTTTCTTTCAAAAGAACAATGTTAGGGGATTCAATTATGTTATGAACTGGCAACCGACTAAAGGTTTCCCAAATCTGACTGCCAGCGCCACTGGAAGAAAATACAAACAATCATTTTCTCAGGCATTCTATTACGAAGGTACAGACCACACGGATGCTCTTAATAATTACTTTGTTTTACCCGCACATGCTCATCCTTACAATTATGTTTTCAGTAACTATGCGGGCACTTCTATAGGTACTATTTCTGACACTAGAAAGTCTGCTGTAGTATGGCACATGGATGGAGGTTATCATCCCGGTGGACATTTCTTAGATAACCATGTTATCAAAAATAAACACATCAGTTTTACATTAGGAGGGGCTTCTTACAATAACGACCCTACCATTACGCATACTTCTTCTACTGATTTGGTAGTAGGAATGGGCGTATCTGGAGACGGTATACCGGCAGGTGCTACTATTTCCAGCATAACTAGTAACACTGAATTTGAATTGTCCACATCAACTACAGGTGGCTCTAAAACAGCACAGACTTTGACATTTTCTACTATTCTAGCAACAGGTAGTGGTGCAAGGCATAACACTTCTGCTTTCAGACCTTGTGGCTTGTTAGCAAAAGCGTATTTATCAGCGTATGGTGGAGGAACACCGTCTGTTGATGAAAATGTAGTCGTCATAGATGCAAGCAGAGCGCAGAATGCCGAAGAGTTGGCTACCATAATAAGTGCTTCAATAAACACATTCCCCGGCAAGGACCCACTCAAAGCGATAGGTGGTACATTTATGCCTAGCATGCAACATGGGCATAAGCAAGATAGATATGGATGGGTGGAATTGGCAGTTAACCAGTACACTGCTCAGTCAGGTGCTGCGGCCACACTAAGAGTCACTAGCACTGTTGATACTTTACCTGCTTATGGTTGGGTTAGAGTCAGTAATGGAAGCACTAGCGGCTATGCACCTTATGTAAGTCATACAGTATCAGCCCCAAACACTACATTCACATTAGGTAAAGGACCTATATCAACAATACCTAGTGGAGTGGATAACATAAGCGGAGGTAGTGGATATACAGGTGCTACAGGAGTTGCTACTACGGGTGGCTCTGGAACGGGCTTGACAGTTGACACCACTGTTGGTTCGGGAGCAGTGTCAGGTGTAGCCATCAATAATCCCGGCTCAGGATATAAGGACAACGATACTATTACAATTACTGGTGGAGGAGGAAATGCTACTTTCCAAATAAACGGAGTAACTAATACTACAGATATAATAGACCCTGCGACAGGAAGAATTGTTACTCCAGATTCAAACTACAAGGCTTATGTTTGGACCAAGACAGGTACTCATAGACACAATAACACTTTACAGACTACTAGAGATTATATGACTCAAGTGCACTTTGGAGGTTACATAGATGCAGTTGATAGAACTAAACCAGTGGGTGCCGTAGGTTGGCATGGAGAGGCTTATTCTTATCTCAACTCTTACTATGCTCCAGAGTTAGGCCAAACTGGTATATTAATTAATAACGGAGGCGGCTATAGTGCTAATCATACAGGTGCAATGACTGTCGATGGTATTTCTATTCCTACTGGCACTACTGGATTTGAAACTAGCATTGTCAACGCTGGTATAGTAAATAACGAAACTGCGTTGTTTAAATCAGATGGTACATTTATTGGGTTAGTAACTGCCCATAGTGAAACAACTATAACTGTAGGCGCAGGTATTGCAGTGGCATTGGCTGATAACACAGAATTATTCTTAGGCGTTTATCCAGCAGGTCTTGGTGCTTGGCATCCTTTCTTAGGTTTCAGCCCCTATGGAGCAATAGAAACCTGCCTTGCTTCTGGGGCGCCAGTGGGTACATCAGAAAATCCATCCACTGTCTATAATAATCATTGTATCAATGGACTATCTAGTAGACATTTGGTGGCTATATCTTACGAAGCAGACCTACCTATCATCGCTAAAGCAGACCACAGTATAACAAAGTCTGGTGATTTATTATTGTTTAGAGGGGACAATAGCAGCGTTGCTAATGTAGGTAATATAACAATCAATTCTTTGAATAAAAGTAGGTATGTAGCAGGTGCTAATGCAGGTCCACATGTAGAGGCGCAGGTATTTTCAGTATCTTTACCAACAGAGGCTGACGATTATCCCGCTTCAAATGCATTACCTTCTGATGGTGACATAGGTAAGATAACTAGCCCTAATGACTTGAGTAGATTGAGTACCTGCTTTGCACCTACAGGTGACTTGTTTTGGAGTGAAAACGCAGTTCCTAGTAACGCTTTACACGAGGCTTGGTCTACATATGCTACATATTGTACAGGTATAACAGGATTGACTGATTATCTAAATCCGTCAGCGGCTACAAACGGACAAGTAAACAATGGTCTGCATGACTTTTATTCTAAGAGGAGCGCAGCGAGAAACTTCACTAGCGAACATGTAGTTTGGAAAAGGATGGATGGTGGCAGTCTAACTATGCCTTCTTCTAACATGCGTGGTTTAGGAGCAGTACCTTACTATTCAGTCGCCTCTAGCAATACGCATGTAGGTGAAAAGGTATTAGGAAATGTTAGGTTTTCTGTAGAAACCACTAACAGCGCTATGTTTCCAGTTATACAGGCTCAAGAGTTAGCACACCCGCAATTAGCAGAAAAGCATCCTATGGAAATAAGAAATGCTTTATTGATACCGGATGAGCATATACAGTTTGAAAGTATTCAGGTAATAGACGATACTGGACAGGAACATAGGCTAGAGGGTGGCTCACCTTTGGGTACTGTTATACTCGACTTCCGCCATATCAGTGATAGAGAAATAGAGGGACTAGCACCTTCTTTGACAGGTTCGGGTGTAAGTCCAAACATGAAAATACGATTACCTAATCCTGACGAAATACCGGGTAACATCATAGTAAGAGCAGGGTTTGATAGAATCCAATCTTATCAGAATGAAACAATAGGTTCGGGTGGAATGCATCACCCTAACTTATCAGGAAGTCAAGATGCCCATACCGTCTTCAATGGAGGAGATGGTAAACATAGCCCTAGATTATGGCCTTACTGGGAAGATTACAATTGGGAGTATTTGAGTCAAGACGGGCAAGATGTTTCTACTACCCACAGTCAGCAAAGATTAGCATTCCCTGCATCTTCAAGGCAAGGATGGGAAGACCATACTAGTAATAAGCCGATAAAAACTACTTACGAACAACACGATAGAAGCCTGTCTTTCCATGTAACTAAGATGGGGGTCAGCATGACTCATAGATATGATGTTGACGAACTGACTTATTCTAGTTATTCTGGTACAGAAATAAATGTAACTACTAACCCTTCTTCTGCTACTTGGACAGATACTACTGAACAGAGTGGAGGTAGATACTTCTTAAGAGTTTATGACCCTAATACTAACAAAGGTGTATTAGCATCTTACACTGGTATAGGCACTAACAAATTTACAGGTGTAGTGTACAGTCCAGATTTTGTTTCCTTTGTTACAGGCAAAACTGGTCTTAAGGTAGTCCCATCCTATTACATGCCAGCAGGTAGCACTAGATTATTTGCTGCTCGTAGATTAAGAGACCATAGTGAGTACAGTGGTGAAAGTCCAGATATGAAAAAGATAGATTGGTACGATTTATTTAGAAATTTACCTAATGACGCATCTGTTGATAACCCATCTACAGTATACACTAAACTTACTTCTCCTAAAATGACACCTATGCCAGTGCCTCGTATGGGCCACCATTATGTGACTCCTACTATGGCAATTTTACCCGGCCACTATGCACACCCTGCTTATCAACAATTATACGATTTAAATCAAGGTTGTAAATCCGCTAAGCAAGGTCCGATAGACGATGAGTTAGTAGGTGCATTTGAAGAAGGGTTATTGGCTAATTCAGCACCGAGTGTCAATACAATATCCGGTCAAGTATCTGCAAGAGACCCGCTTATATGGTTCTCTACACCCACTGCTGCGTTTGGACCCAGTGACATACATGGGGGAGGATTTACCTTACTTACAGAAACTAAACTAAAGTACGATGGTTACGGTATTGCTGCAAGTAAAGGTTCTACTGCTGGAGATATAAATGCTGAGGGCGGTCATTTGTTAGTGTTAGAAGCCGCAGCATCTTATTCATTTAACAGCCATTTCCCTGACCCTATGGAAGTAGGTGCTTATCAAATTATTATACAACCGAATGTATTCAAGCAACAGTTACAAGGTTTCCATTCAAACCACAGTGACGCTGTAAAAGCACCTGTAGAGTCAGGAAGTAAGGTAACAGAACTAACAGGTCAGCAAGTAAATACTGTTATTGGATTAGAGAAGAATATAGATTCGAGAGGAGCATATGCTTTAGTCTTAGCCGACGCAATCATGGCAGATGTAAGAGGCTGTGAAGTAATAGTAAACGAATTGATATTAGATATAGACCCTGACCCAAGTAGTCACTTTACTAATTTACCACCACTAGCGCTTTACAATCCATTAGGAGTACAAGAGTCCTCTTCTCCTAGTTTATCCCGTAGAAGTTATCCTTACAGGCCCGGTATGTTCCAAAACGCTACACCGGGTTATACTACTACAATACCATGGTGGAGTATTTCTCATAAAGATGGTATTACTATGACTACCGTAGGGAGCACCGCAGCCACTGGAGGCGCTGTTGGATTTAGACATTTAGAGTGGTATAGACCAGATTCTTATTATGAACTTTGTAGAGCAAATTATGGTTCAATAGGTTCACAAATAACTCTTGCAGGTTATCCAACTACTTTCCTCGATATATACGAGCCTCACAAAAGAAAAAGAAGCCTTAATCCCAATTGTGTAGTATTAGCCTATTCTAATACTTTAACTGCTAGTGGAGTTTTAATTAATCACCCATCTGCTGGTAATTATTCGGGAGGAACTACTTCTGTAGCAGTAGATACAGTCGACGCTACAACCAAGTTTTCTATAGGAGACGATGTATTTGTCATAGGTGATAATTTTAGCGGAGATTCCACTTACAGAGAAGTAAACATAGGTAGAATAACTGCAATAACTGCTACCTCAATAACTATAGGAGCAGGTACTAATAGTCAATTAAATAACAATACTGAATTATACATTGCTAAATCAATAACTGTTGATAATAATGATTTATTCCCTGTAAATCCTTACTATGGAGAAGTGTTAGAATATGAAAAAGGTGGCGTTAGATATACTGCTACTTACACCGCTAGGTCTGGTACTCTTGATTCAGGAGATTTAGGCTCAAGTATTAAATTTAAATCTGTTAGAGAAGATAGCGCAGGGTTTTGGATTAATCTATCAGTAGGGACTATATTGAAATTAAGCAGACCTTATGACAACGAAACTGCCGATTCAGTTTACACTAAGTCGGTCAGTAGCATTGCTACTAGAAACTTACCACAATTAGCAAACGGTACAAGAGATACTAACAGTTTACATGTGCCTGACGCATTTATATGTATGTGGCATCCTAACTTAGGAAGACCGTTTACTTGGTATAGTGACAGTCAAGGTAGTCGTTCTCACTATACTCACACTGGTGTAGCAGACACCCCTCAAGATAAGAAGGGGTATAATCACATTCCAGAGCATTTTGAAACAGTGCATTATCAAGATTTCTTGTATGTAGGTAGTAGAGGTCCATTTGGACTATCGATGAAAGGTATAGAAGGGACTACTGATGGAACAGGTGCACCATTGACGGCTGCTGAAATAGACGCTTTGGGTAGTGGTGCTGTCGACCATCAAGG